ACAGAATCATCTGGTTCTGGCACTATAAGTGTTCCTGCTCAAGCAAATGCAATTCACATTCAAGCGGCAGTTGGAGGTGGAGGTGGTGGAGTTACTGGAGCCGACTACGATAAAGCAGGTGGTGAATCAGCAGGAGCTGGAGGAGGATCAGGTGCTTTTATATCAGATAAAATTTTTTCTGTTACAGGTGGTGAAACATTAACTTTTGCAATAGGCTCTGCAGGAAATCCTGGTAACAGTGGATCAACTTTTACAGGTGGTGGTGGAGGTTCTTCTGGAGGCACTACTACACTATCTGGATCAACTAGTGGATCACTTTTTTCTCTTACTGGAGGAGGGGCAGCTTCTTACAGTGGAGGGGGTGTTCAAGGACCATTAAGAACTAATACTGCTGGAACTGCGGGAAGTGCAACAATTAGTGGTACGGCAATTACTTCAGGAAACTTCAGAGACACTGATGGGACATCTAAAGCAGTAACTACAAATACTTCAGGACCTGATGGAACTTTTAACTCATCTGGTAATGGTGCGGTCGGAGGTAATAACGGAAATTGTGGAGGAGATAACTGTAGAATAGGTGGATCTACAGGTGCAGCTTCGTTCGATGGTAATATTTCAGGTGGATCAGGAGGTTCATCTTCAGGAGCTGGTACTAATGGAACTGCAGGTACTCGAGGTTCAGGAGGTGGAGGAGGAGCTGCTCAGGTAAATGGAGGAAACACAGATGGTGCAGCTGGTGGAAGCGGTGAAATTAAATATAGATTTTTAAAAGTAAATTAGTATATTGCCTTATGGCAAACTTATCTAAATGGTTTGGTTATCCCATATATATAACTAAATTAAAAAACTTTGAAAATATTAATAAAAAAATTTTACCTATAATACTAAAAAATATTACTCCAACAAATTCTCAATACTCACGAACCACGGATGTGAAACCTAAAGAATTGCAATCAATTGATGATAACTTACATAAAGATAAAAGATTTAAACAATTATACACTGAATTATCTAAAGTAATAAAAGGTTGTCTATCCGCACAAAAATATAATTTAAATTTATTTGAAATTTATATAACAAAATCTTGGGCAACCCTATCAATCAAAGAACAATTTATTTCTTATCATAAACATATGAGTAGTCATTTTAGTTTTGTGTATTATCCACAAGCTCATGAACAAGGTAATTTATTTTTTCTTGATGATGATGCGCATAAAGTTGGATTAACTATTCCAAAAAGAGATCCATACTTTACAGAGTGGAATCAAGACAATTATGGTAAGGCTGAATACCCTGCACAGACAGGTAATGTTATTATATTTCCTTCTATGATGTTTCATGAGACAGGAAAAAATTTAATTGATGCTCCTCGTATATCTATATCTGGAGATATTATGTTAACTATGAAAAAAGGTATAAAATCAGAACATAACATACCTTCTCCGTCTACTTGGAAGAAGCTTTAAAATGGTGTAAAATGCAGTATGCCTTTAACAAATGTACAAATAAGACCAGGTTTAAATAAATCTGACACTCCGTCTGGAGCAGAGGGTCAATGGATAGATAGTGATTTTGTAAGGTTTAGATATGGACAACCTGAAAAAATTGGTGGATTTCAAGCTATTGGTCAAAAAACAATTTCAGGTCCCGCAAGAGCACAACATTGTTGGAATGATTTAGAAGGTAGAAAATATTCTGCTTTGGGTACCTCAAAAGCATTATATATTTATCATGAAGATGCATTTTATGATATCACTCCTTTAAGAACAGCAATAACAGGTGCTACATTCACATCCACTTCAAGTTCAAGCACTGTAACTGTAAATAAAACTTCGCATGCATTAACTGTTGGAGAGTATGTTACATTTACAGCTGTTACTATCCCAGGTTCATCTTCATTTGTAGATACTGATTTTACAAGTTTTACTTTTGAAATATTAACTACAGCTACAAATTCATTTACAATAACAATGCAAACAACTGAAACAGGAACTCCAATGTCAGGAACGGGATCTGCTAGTATTAACCCTTATGAAGAAATAGGTCCAACAATTCAAACATATGGTTTTGGTTGGGGTACAAGCACATGGGGCACAGTAGCCTATGGCCAAGGGAGCACATCGACACAAGTTATATTAGATCCTGGATCTTGGTCATTAGATAATTTTGGACAACAGTTAATAGCTACAGTTAAAGATGGTAAAACTTTTGTGTGGAATGCTGGAGCAGCAAATCCACTTACTAATAGAGCAACAATAATGACCAACGCACCAACATCATCGAGATTAACAATTGTGTCTGATAGGGATAGGCATGTAGTTCATTTTGGAACAGAAACAACTATTGGTAATTCAACAACACAAGATCCTATGTTTATTAGATTTAGTGATCAAGAAAATTTTAGTGATTATGTACCAACCTCAACAAACACTGCAGGAACATTTAGATTAGATACAGGTAACAAAATTGTAGCTGCTGTTTCTGGTAAAGATTATAATTTAATATTAACTGATACTGCAGCTTATGTAATGCAGTTTGTTGGTCCTCCATTTACATTTTCAATAAGGCAAGTAGGTTCAAACTGTGGATGCATTGGACAACATGCTGTTGTATATGCAGATGGTCAAGTATTTTGGATGGGAACTGGTGGTGGTTTTTTTAAGTATGATGGTACAGTAAAATTGTTACCTGCACTTGTTGAAGACTTTGTTTTTACTACAACTGGAGACAATGTAGGAATTAACTATTCTTCAAATGAAATAGTTTATGCATCACATAATTCTTTATTTAATGAAATAGTTTGGTTTTACCCAGCAGGCACTCCATTAGGAAATCCTGCTACACAAAACAATAGAAGTGTTGTTTATAACTATGTTGAAAATGTTTGGTCAATTATGACTCTTGCTCGAAGCACTTACCATGATGCATCTACATATGATCTTCCATACGCTACAGAATATAATGTAACAGACACTCCTAATTTTACAAATTTAAGTGGTGCAACAAATACTTTTGGTGCAACTAAATATTTTTCTCAAGAAACAGGTACAAATAAAATTGATTTAAATGGTGTTGAAACTGCAATACCAGCATTTATACAATCTGGTGATTTTGATATTCCTACTGAAGGTGATGGTCAATTTTTAATGAGAATAAGTAGATTTTTACCAGATTTTAAAAATTTACAAGGTAATGCAGTTATAACTATTGGATTGAAAGACTTTCCAATTGATACAAATGTATCATCACAATTAGGTCCGTTTACAATAAATTCATCAACACAAAAAATTGATACAAGAGCAAGAGGGCGTTTGGCAAATATTAAAATTGAAAACACAGCTGTTAATGAAACTTGGAGATTTGGTACCTTTAGGGCAGATGTAAATATAGATGGAAGAAGATAATGGCAAAAATAAACGTATATGTACCTGAACCTCCAAAAGAATATACTGAAGAGGGTTTTAGGCAAATTAACCAAGCAATAGCAACAGTGGAGAACCAATTAAATACATCATATCAAACAGACTTGAAAAATGAACAAGATGCGTTTAATTACTTTCTATCATGACAATTAGATATAAAAATCAAGGATTCAAACAAGCCGACACAAACTTAAATACAATTTTAACTTGTCCTTTAGATGCTACTTTAATTGTTAAAAGTATTTATTGTTCAAACAATGATGCTTCTTCTGCTATACAAGTGAATGCAAGTTTAGTAGATACTTCAGATTCAAGCACTGAGTATGAATTTTTTAGAGATGATGTAGCTGCCAAATCACAAGTCAATGCGTCACCACAAGGTATAAATCTAGAAGCTGGTGATTTAATTAAACTTCAAGCGGCAACAGGTAGTAATAAAATACAAGGTGTTATATCTTATGCATTAATAGATAGATCTCAAGAAAATGGCTAGGCAAAAATTTGTACATTACGTCCCTAGACCAAAACCAAAAAAACGTCCAAGAAGACATAAAAAAAGACTTAACAAAAATGAAAAAAGAAGTTATAAGAAATATCATAAACAAGGCAGACCACAATGACAAATAATATAAAAAAAATTCCTGCAGAGGCTAAAGAAATTATTAGACATAAAAGAACTTTAAAGGTTTATGCTAATAAAGCTGAGTTTGATGCTGATGTTGCTGATCCTAACACAGACACCACTGAGGACGATTTTAGACAAGACCTCGAAATCAAAGTTACTAAAGTTTCTATGGGAGCTGCTACAAAGGAATAATGGAACCCAGAGGCGCAACTGAAATACAATACGAGTTGTTAGAAAAACATGTACCTAAAGAGTTATTAGATAACTTTCAAATTTGTACCTCAATACCGGGAAAGGTACCCTTAGATAAAAATAAAATAAATATTCTTTGGCAAAAAAATTCTTGGGATCAACCTAATTTGCAAAAGTTTTTTAAAGATAAAGACCGTTTTATAGAATACGATTGGTACGTATTTAATTCTCATTGGAACTACGAAAAATTTAGATACTTTTTTAATATTCCAGAAAATAAATCAGTAGTTATTAAAAACGGAACAGACCACTTTCCAGAAAGAAAAATTTACAAACAAGGAGATCCAATAAAAATTATTCATCACTGTACCCCTTGGAGAGGTTTAAATGTTTTACTCTTAGCAATGCAATTAATTAAAAGTAAAAATGTTACTCTTGATGTTTATAGTTCTTGCAAAATTTATGGTAGTGAATTTGAAACAAAAATGGAAAACGAGTTTAAAGGTTTGTATGATCAAGCAAAAAAATTAGATAATGTAAATTATATTGGTTATAAACCAAATGAGTATATTTTAGAACACATAACAGACTATGACTTATTTGTATATCCATCTATATTTGAAGAAACATTTTGTGCATCTGCATTAGAAGCTCTTGCAAGTGGTTTACATGTAATTACTACAAACTTCGGTGCATTACCAGAAACTTGCGCTGAGTGGCCAATATATGTAAATTATACACCAGATCCAAAAATGCTTGCTGATGCAACTGCTCAAGCTATAGATGTTGCATCTGGATATCTTCATAAAGATGTTATACAAACACATCTTGATGAACAACAAAAATTTTACAAACGATTTTACAATTGGCACAAAAAAGGTATGGAGTGGACTAATTTTTTAAAAGGAGCTCTTAGTGTCAAACAATAAATATATAAATAAAGATACATATCAAACAGTACAAGATGTATCAGTAGAAGCTCAATCTGATTTTGTCAAAGCTACAACTCCTCTTTGGGCAAATAAAAAAGAAGACGATTTAGAAATATTTGTAGCTACACCCGTTCATAGTGAATGTTCAATACATTACACACAAGCATTATTAGAATTTCAACAGGCATGTTTTAAAGAAAAAATAAAAGTAAGTTTTCATCTTATTAAATCATCTTTAGTTACTCAAGGAAGAAATTTATGTGTAGCTGGTTTTTTAGAATCTAAAGCAACACACTTATTATTTATTGATTCAGATATTTATTTTCAATCAAAATCTATTTTAACTTTAATTAAAAAAGATAAAGATATTATATCGGTGCCATATCCTTTAAAAACTTTAATGTGGGATAAGGTGTATGATAAAATGAAAGAAGGTAAAATAAAATCGCCTGATGATATAAGAAAAGCTACTCACACGTATCCTATGAAAGTTCCAAAATATAAAGATATTATAGTTAAGGATGGGGTAATAGAAGTAACCGATTCTCCAACGGGATGTATGTTAATCAAGAGACATGTAATAGATAAAATGATTAAAGCTTATCCTGATAAAAAAATAGTTCAAAAAACAGTTATAAATGGAGAGTATATAGATAAACCACATATGTGGAATTTTTTTGATACTTTACATGATCCTAAAGAGAAGACCTTTTTAGGAGAGGATTTTGCATTTTGTCAATTATGGAGAAACCTTGGGGGTAAATGTTATGCCTATGTTAATGACTCCATAGTGCATGTAGGAGAGCATCAATACCAAGGTAGATTTTACGATGAGTTGATAGTGACTAAGTAATTTGATAATATATGCTATTATTAGGAAAATAGTATATGGATCCATTTACATTAGCATTAGCCACATTTGGTGTACAAAAACTTAGAGGTAAATCAACTAGAACAGCTTTAAAAAGCGCTGCCATTGTAGGTAGTGGAGCATTTGGTTTTCAAAAATTAGCCGCAGCTGGATCAATACCGGGAGTAACAGCTGGACAAGGTATTGGTAAAATAGGATCAGGTAATGCCTTCAGTGGGCTAAAATCTCTACTAGGACAAAGAGCTATACCTGCACAAGAAGTTGTTAAAGATTCTACAGGAAAAGTAATTCAAGAAGCTACTAAAGAACAAGTTGGAAAAGGTTTACTTGGAATGGATACAGGAACAAAACTTATAACTGCATCCACATTACTTCCACTTCTAGGAGAAGATGAGGAATCTAAACCACAATTTACAGAAGAAGATTATAAAAAAGCATATAAGGAACAATCACAAAAATTAGAAGGTGCATTTAAACCTGTAGATGCGAATGTGGCAAGACCCACAATAGCCGAAGTAACTGGCTCTAATATGTTTTATGCTAATCAAGGTGGATTAGCTAATATGTTACCAAAATATAATCAGGGTGGTGTAAATTATTTACCATCTAAAGTAGATCATGATGAAAACGATGTAAATAATTATGTAAGAGCCGAAGGTTATGTTGAAGATGGAGCTGGAGTTGGAGATAAAGATGAAGATACAATGCTAGCCCAATTAGCTGATGGTGAGTTTGTATCAAGAGCTGATGCTGTTTTAGGAGCTGGAATATTATCAGGTGCAGATCCAAAAAACTTTAAAGGTATGAGAAAAGCTGGAGCAGATTTTTTTTATAATCAACAAAAACAATTTAAAAGAATTTACGATATAACAAATGCAAGCAAACAAAATTAAAATAAAAAAAGGTGTAGAAGTCCTTGAGATCTACCCAGAAACATTAGACACTTATTGGGACTTATGTGATTTTATGCTAAGAGAGGGTTTAAAATATGATGGTGATCCTATGTCTATAGATGATCTTAAAACAAGTATCAAAGAAGGATCAATGCAATTGCATATGATGTTTGGTTCAGATGATGCTAAAGGTTATAAAGTTTTTGGTGTTTGTGTTACAAGAATTATGATGCTTCCTAATTTTAAACAATGTGAAGTAATTTTGTTAAAAGGAGAGAAGAGAGAATTATGGCAAGATGAATTAGCTAATACAATTGAGAAACTAGCAAAAGAAACTGGTTGTAAAAGAATAGCTGTTCATGCAAGACCAGGATGGCAGCCTTTTCTAAAAACAAAAGGTTGGAAAGTTAAAAGATATTTATATACAAAGGAGTTTAAATGAGTTTTATATTTGGAGGTGGTGGTGGAGGCCAAACAACAACTGGTACTCAAACAGTAACACAAAGAGAAGCACCTGAGATAGAAGCACGAAAACTATCCTTATATGATCAAGCATCTCAATTAGCATCTTCACCAGTAAATTTACCAGCTATTCAAGTTGCACCTATTTCAGGTATTGAGCAAGCAGCTATACGTCAAGCAGGACAAACTGGAGTTGGAGCATCTACAGTGCAATCAGGTATTGGTGCTTTACAACAAGGTATACAAGCACCAAATATTTCACAATTTTTTAATCCATTTCAAAATTATGTTACTGCTGAAATAGGTAGACAAGGACAAATAGCACAAAATCAACTTGGTGCAAATGCTGTTGCAGCTGGTGCATTTGGAGGTGGAAGACAAGGTGTTGCACAAGCAGAGTTACAAAAAAGAACTCTTGAAGCTATGGGTCAAGCACAAGCACAAGGATTTCAAACTGCATTACAAGCTGCACAAAATCAAAGACAACAACAACTTGCAGCAGGAGTATCACTAGGACAATTAGGACAACAGCAACAAGCTATGAACCTTGCAGACATTCAAGCACAATTACAAGCAGGAGCATTGCAAAGAGGTATTGGTCAACAACAGTTAGATGCACAAAGAGCTACAGCATTACAAAGATCATACGAACCATTCCAAAGAATAGAATTTTTAAAAGGTATTATGACAAATTTACCAACAGCACAGAGTACAATTACTTCATCTACGGCTCCCGGTGCTAATCCATTAGGTCAAGCTGTTGGAGCTGGATTAGGTGCTTACTCTACATATAATTTAATGCAACCGAGGTAACATGGAAAAAGTATTAACAAGAAAAATGTTTAGAGATAGATATTTCAAAATACATAAACCTAAAGCATTTAATAAAGGTGGAATTGCTAACATACAACACTTTCAAGAAGGTGGTATGTCATCTAGAGAAAAAGCTATAATTGCAGCAACCTTTGCTGCGCCTTTGTTACAATCAACACAAAGACAAGGCGAAAGCGCATTAAGTGGTGTACTTAGAGCAGTGGGTCAAGGTGCAGAAAAATTACCTTCTACACTAATTGCAATACAAGAAGAGAAAGAAAAAAATAAAAAAAGCACAGAAAGTATTAGAGCTGCAACTGATGCGGAAAAAGCATCTCTTGGATATAATGTAAAAGATAGATTAATTGTAAAAGTAAAAGATGGAGAGGTTGTTGATATTAAAGATAAACCTACTTTTGGTGAAAGAGAAAAAGCTGGAAAAAGATATACTACGTTAAGTGCAGCTGATGATATTTTAAGAGATATACAAGAAGGTGCAGAGTCTGGTCCTATAGCTGGTCGTATTGCAAAAGCAACAGCAGCACTTGGATTAAATCCTAAAGCTGCAAACTTTAATACAAAGCTAGAAACATTTAGAAAAGAAGCTATTGCTGCACTTAGGGGTGCACAAGTTGGTCCTTTAGAGGAAGCTAGTTTCAACGCCATTCTACCATCTATCAACGATCCTGAAAATGTAATTGTTGAAAAAATAAAGGTTGCAAAAAATAAAATTCAACAATTAGATGACAGACTAGGTGCTGGCGGTGTTGTGACGGATCCTAACACAGTAGATTATTACAGTTCAGCATTCACTAAATTTGGTATCAACGCACAAGATATAACATATGATCAAAGCTTAGACTTTTATTCTTTTGATGAGTCAGGTAACTTAGTAAAGGATTAAAATGGGACAAATTAATGTGAAAGGTCTTGGTGTTGTAAACATAGAAGGCGAAACTCCTACTGCTGAAGAAAGTAAAAAGATTGGAGAAGCATTATCTGAAATTAATAGTAATTTAGTAGGTGATGCGGTTGCTGATGAAGCTACAAAAAAATATACAGAAGATCCATCATTTGGAAGAATTCTAACAGAGGCTGGACTATCTATTGTTGGTGCGTTAGGAACTGGAGCAAGATTTTTACCAGGTATAGCTGGTAGAGTTGGCATGCTATCTCAACCTTTTATAAAAGCATTATTAAAAACTTCAGCTGGAGCTGCAGCTGGTGGTGGTGCGGGTGCCATTGTTGCACAAACATTTGATCCAAAAGAAAATGTAGTTAAAGAAGTTGTAAGAGCTGCAACTGAAGGAGCAGCAGCAGAACTTATTGGTGGACCAATAGTAATTAAAGGTGGTCAGTATGTTTCAAAAATTTTAGGTAAACCTGAAGGATATGCAAAATTATTAGAAGGTGCAAACGAGGCTGAAAGCACATTAAGAATGAAAGCTAATGAAATTTTATATGGCAAAGCTGGAGCTAACTTTATTGCTAAAACTGCTGATGGTGCAATTAGACCTATAAAAGAACAAGTAGAACTACAAGCAAAAAGAACTGTTGATGATGCAGCTATAAAAGATTTTATGGAAAAAAATAATATTCCTGAATCCAAATTTCAATCGCTAAAAGACACTGCACAAGAAATGCAAAAGGGTTTAACCCCTGGTGTAAAAACAGAAAATAGAACACTAAACATTATTGAGAACGTTGTATCAAAAGCTTTATTTGGTGGTGGTGCATTAGAAAGAAGAAGAGGATCCGCACAAGCTATTGGTGCTTTTGTTTCTAGAGATATTGTAGATAGTTTTCAAGCTATAACTGCTGGTGGAGTGAAAATTACTGATAAAGAAGCGTTAGGTAATTATTTTTTCAAAACAATTACTGATGCAGAAAGAATGTTTAAAACTGCATCTGATGCTATGTATAAAAGAGTTGATGATGCCTTAGTAACTGCATCAGGTAAAAATATGAAAATGATACCTGTATTACCTATTGCTGGTAAGGGTGGATTACAAGAAACACTTATTAAGTTAAGACAACAAGCTGGTCTTGGATTAGAAGAAGCAAATCCACTTACTCCAATATTTAGATCTGTTAATAAAAAATTTGTAGATGCTGAAGTTGAATATGCAGGAAAATTAAGTTACGCACAAGCAAGTGCAATTAGATCTGATCTTGCGGGTCAGCTACAAGCATTAAGAGCTTCAGGTCAAACTAAAGCTGCAGGAAAACTAAGTGAATTAGTTAGAGTCTTTGATGAAACTTTATCTCCAGAAAATTTAACTAAAAGTGGATTAGATCCACAAGCAGGAAAATTTTTACAAGAAGCAAATGAATTTTATGAAGGTGGTATGGATATCTTTCAAAGAGGAAGTTTAAATGCAGTTTTAGCAAAAGGTATTAAAAACACTGGTGACATCGGTGATATATTTTCTGCAGTTTTTAAAACAGGAGATAAATCTGATCTAGTTGGAAAAGTTGTAAACCAAATTAAAGAGCTCCCTAAATTTACAAAATATGTAGATGAAAATGGAGTTGTTAGACAAATTACAAAAAAACAATCTGATAATTTACTTCAATCTTTTAAAGGACAGTTTTTAAATCAAGCATTAGAAGCATCAAAAGAATTAGATCCACAATTCGGTAATATAATTAAAGGTAAAGATTTTGCAGCTCGATTAGAAAAACAAGCATTAAGTATGAAGAAACTATTTTCTCAAGATGAAATTGACGACATAAATAAATTAATTAAAACTTTAGCATTTGCACAAGGAGATCTAACAAGAATGAAAGGTCTTCCTGGTGGTGTATTTATTCAGTTAAAACAAGCGGGTGCAGCTGGGCAATTATTACAATTGGGTGGAGCTGGTTTTGGTTTAGCTACAGGAAATATTTTACCTGCTGTTGCAGTTTTAGCTACTCCAGCTTTTTTAGCTAAAGGTTTACTAAGCCCTAAATTTCAAAAATTAATTTTTGATTCTTACAAAGCACCAAGTGCACCTAAATCTGCTGCAGCTATGAGACAGTTAATTGGTAGAATGTTTAGTGATGGATATATACCTGAAGAAGAAAAAGATCAGGCATTAGCACAATTAGATTTATATGAAGAAGCAATAAAAGAAGGTGGTGAACCATCTGCATTATCTGAAGCTGAAAGCGTACCATTACCTAATGTATCACAAGGTAACTTTCCTGTAATTAATCAAGGAGGTGGTGCTACTCCAACTGGCGCAGCAGATCCACAATTAGCACAAGCCTTAAATTTATTTAATAAGGGTGGAATAGTAAGTGCCAAAAAAACAATCTAATAAAGATACCCTTGCTCATCAAAGAATAGATGACCATGAGAAGTTATGTCTTATCATGCAAAGAGAAACAAATAAAAAAATTAAAGATTTGCATGAAGATATACATAGATTAGAAAAGATAATGATATCTAGTTCAGCTTTTATCATT